ATAATGAAAAGTATTCTGGACTCTTGAAATATTGTATCAAACATAATCATTGGAGTGTGTTTGAACAGAGTTATGCCATAATCGCGCCTGAAGCGAGTTTACCTTGAGCTTGTGAGCGAATGATTGGATCGTTAGATTTCAACGCCGCTAAGAACTCTTCCCTGTAATCTTTGACTAAAGCGACTTTACCAGCTTGATACGGTAATAAACGCTCGAATGAAAACGACAACAAGTTAGTAGGAGTCCTGACGAATGGCAGAACGAATCGCATAGTCGGATGGTTATTAGTAAATGTCTGTACACCGCGACCAAATGTGCCTTTCTTCAACGCCCTTGTATGCGTAAGGTATTCGGTTTGATCTTTTGCAAATTCAGCTACAGCCCCAATCTTTTCATCAAAGTTCTGATTCTTGTAATCCATGATGAACGCAGTCCGTTTTTTAGGATCGGTAATACCGCGAGCATCTGCTTGATTAGAGGCTTTCCTAATGATGGCTTCTTCGGAGTAATACCTACCGCCTGAAGTCACAACTTTCTGTAAACCATCTTCGATGTATTGAGCTAATGCGTATGGATCTGAGATCTTAGCTGGGCCTTCTAAACCTTCCATAGCGAGTTTAAAGCGCGCCGCACGACGATAATTCATCTGTTTAAAGAACTCGTCTGAAGTGAGTAGTAACCGCGATGGGAGGCGTAAGAACTGACCAACATTAGTTACAGTCTTGTAAAGTGCAGTTCCTTCTTCGCCAGCTAATCCAAAAGCTTCGGGAGTGATCGCATCTACACGACCTTCATCAAAACTTTTAGAGTCAGGTAATAATTGATTCTCGCCTTCTTGCCAAGCTCTCTTTGAAAACTTCCAAGCTTCTTTAACCATTTCCCAATCTGCCCATGAAGCGAATGCGTGTTTGGTTACATTTAAATTACCCGTCAATGCTCCGCCTAAAGCAGTTTCTAATGTCGATAGGAACGAAGTTAAGAAGTTGCCTGTGGCGTTGACCATGTGAGTTCTAGGGCCACTCAAGATAGCGTTAATCCAATACTCTTGAGTCATGTCCAACATCTTGTTGCCTTGGGCTTTCTTAGCCAGCTTCAACATACTTGTCAGAGTCTTCTCGATGTCAGCATCATCCGCCGCTTCTTCGACGATTTTAACGAGTTTATCAGGACTAAGCCCACCACTCTCGTTTAAATATTTGTTACGAATACCTTCAGATGTATTAATCTCAGCTTCATCAACCCCAATCTTTTTACCTTTGTATTCACCTGTAAAACGACGAACACCTAAACCTAAAGATTGTTCACGACCAATAGCGGAGTAATAAGCTTCAAACTCTACAAGTTCCTGAAACGCGTTTTTAAGTTTAGCTAAAGCAACATCACCACCGCCTGTTTTCTTATACTCCTTAGCGAGATCCAAAGCTTTCTTGGAAAGTGTACGACCGAACTGCTTCATAATCGTAACTTCCATACGAAGCTCACGGGCTTTCTCTTCGGTGTCTACAACTTGGCTTTTCCAATTTCTAGCGATGTCAGGAGAAATGTTCTCGATGTCATCAAAAGCTTCTTCGGTCATCTCATCGATAGACTTTGCTCCCGGATCAGGCAAGTTAGCTTGCGCCCATTCCCGTCCAGCAATTCGTATTTGATCGATTTGATTTGTGTTCTTTATCTGACCGATGTTTAGGAAGCGCCCTCTTGGAGCGTCGATCTCATCGGCTTTTGTTTCCGCCCAAGCTTGTTTAACGGCGGGGTCTAGCTCAGGCATATCAGCGTAGGTCTTGCCTGTCATGTCTAACGGAGCTTGACGCTGGATCTTTACATTCCGCTGTTTAATGAAGTCGTTGAAGATCTTTTGTCGCTGATCGATACCAAGCTTCGATTTAACACTAGCAAACAAATCTTTTAACAAGATAGCTATTTCCTGTGCCGCCCGTTTAAAAGTTCCTGACGGAGCTAAAGCGTCGTCTGCATCGAGCTTGGACAAGAACGCATCAGTCATCTCTTCAGCGAAGTATTCGTCAATGTCGGAGAAACGATAGTTGGCTTCGTTAAAGTTGCCCTTTTTGAAATCATTGAGTTCCCTAGCGAGTTTCAAACGCTCACTATTGCTCAAGGTTTCGTCTTTGGCTCGCTTGCTCAAGTCGCCCATGAACTTAGCTCTTTCTTCGTCAAACTGTTTAGTGAGACGAGTAACATCTGCTTTAGGCAAGTAACGACTCAAGCTGTGCCATAACTCGTGAATCATGGGGCGTTTTAGATCGCCCTCTTCAATCACACTCTTACGGATCTCTAATAGCTTGTTAGAAAAGTTAAAACGACCACGAGCTTGGATCTTGTTTGTAACCGACATTGACACATCGTCAAACATCCGTTCACCAATCGTATCGATAAAAGTCTCGATGTCTTTAACATCTGCGGGATCAGCACCAGCAACAGTAAACTTCTTTTGTAAACGTCCTTTGATGTAGTCAGGGCCACGGCTACCTTCGAGTCCTCGCTTCGCTTCAAGATTTGTTTGGAATGGTTTTCTAGGCGGACGAGACTCGATGACAGATTCAAAGACTTCAGGAGAATCAGGGAAACGTTCTTTACCGCCAGCTAAAAAGTCAGGTAATAACTTAGCGAAATCTCCGCCCATTTCCTTGACCGCGCCTTGATACACATCTAAAGGTGAACCACCATCACGGCGTAGTTGATTACCTTTTCTGATACCTTTAAGACCGCGTATCAAACCAAGTGTAGCCGCTTCAAGACCAAGACCTTCTAATACGTTTTTAAGACGACCTTCGATTTCTCCTTCGTCTTCGTCATGTGCTAAAAACTCCGTTATAGGGTTCTGTAACTCAGGGTATTGTTGTACAAGATTTGATAGTCTAGCTTCTTGCCCGTTGAATACAGAGAAGTCAGAAGCCACAGCCGCGCCTGTACCGCGTGTAAAATTATTGGACAATGCTCGTTGTGTGAGCGATCCAGCTTTAGCTAACTTACCAGCTTTACCAGCAATACCAAAGATAGGTAAAAATCCTGTAGCAAATTGTGATGCGCTTTCAACGAAAGATCCGACTGTAGTTTCAGACTCGCCTAACCAACGTTCGTCCCAATCGGGTAGATAGTCATCAACGACGTAATCGGCGAGGTTATAAACGCCTTGAAGCGCGCCCTCGATGCCTCTAAATGGTGCGGCTAATGTATCGAATAAATCGAAGAACTCTCCGCTATCTTCTTCTTGCTGTGGATTATTTAATTCTTCGTCCATTATTTATCAAAGTTAGGATCGTACACGCTTTTTTGAATGTTTATTTGATCTCGTATAAATTGTAAATAATCATCCGCTCCAATAAGATCTGCAATCTCTTTTATCTCGTCAGGCACATCTTCGACCTTCTCGATTTTCACAACAGATTTTAAAAGCTCAGGTTTAATAAGTTTAAAAACTTTAGGATTAATATCTTCTTTAGGATCAAAATCTTGACCATGAGGCGTTACCTCATCTTTCAAAACTTTAACGTCAGTAAACACATCGCTTAATCTTGCCAACTCGAAGTATTGAACTCTAGCTTTTTCTCGTTCTTCAAAAGATAATTCGCCAACTTCAACCATAACAAGATTACCATAAGCTCCAAACCTCTGATCGGGATTCACAACTTTCAAGCCTTGACTTTGAGCGACTCTGTAATTTTGTAATCGTGTTTTTTTGTACGCACCTGAAGATTTTCTACCTAAATCCTTTAAAGCTTGATTAACATACTTTTCGTTATATTTGATAGCTTCCTTACGATTCTTAGGCGTTGTATTACGATTGCCTATAACAAAAGTATTCCTAGTCGCTTTCTCAATTATATCGTCAGGGCTTTCTCTGAATATTAAATTCTCAGTATATGCGGTAGTTAAATCGTCTTCATCTTCAGGTTTAAGCCCAACAAACTGATTATATTCTTTTATATCTTCAGCCTCTCTATTGGATTGTTCCCTTACGATTTCAAACCTATGTTTGGCGATACTGTCTAAACCTTCAAATTGAGTCGTAATAAAACCATCAATATTTGCGGCTAAAGCCTTTGTGTCCTCAATCTGACCTGACGCAATCAAACGATTCATTTCGGTATCTACCTTAGCTTTCATATCATTTCTAATATCAAGCTGGATACTCATAATTTGACCGGGAAACTTTAATGCGATGTCGCTATATTCCTGTTTAGTTAATAGCTCCATTCTACGCATTAATAAACTATCTAAATTTTTGTAGTTAAAGCTTTCCTTGGTTATCTCGTTCTTTAAATACTGATTAGGATCAATGTCGTTTACAAACGCCTTTTCAATCGCTTGCTGAACTTCGTATGTATATTCAAAATCTCCATCCGCGTCTGCATCGAGTTGGAAACCTTTTAACAGCTCTTCACGCGATGTAGCTTGTTTCACTTCACCGTTACTATCTGTATATTCAACAGGCTGTCCCGTATTTTGTAGGCGGTTAGCTAACGTACCGAACTCAGCTACCTTAGCGTCGATACGATCTTTACGATCCGTTTCACGCAATCTATCGGACGCTTCGGCAGTAGCTTCAATTAAGCTTTCAATGCGATCCACTTGATCTTCGTTTTTATGGAACAACGCATTACCAACCTTTAGATTCTGACCCGCCCATATTAGGAACTGACGAGCTTTACGCTCGCCACCATCGAGTCTTGCAAGCTGTTCTGAAACATTCTGAATAACCTCGATTTGTTTCGCTGGTGGGAATGCGTTTAAATCGCCCCAATCTTTCAAAGCTTCTGACATATCAATGTCGTACTGAGCGCTACCAAGCGTTGCGTTTTTAGCGAGTCTGTAGATCGACGATGTATTCCCTAGTAAAGTATCTGCCTTGCTTTGGTTTGCTTTCTGCTGATCGTAACGGTTTGTAAGTTGTAAGATCGTAGGATTGACAGCTTCCGTAAAACCTTCGTTAGCATACTGACCTTGTAAAGCGGGATTAGCTTCGACAAATGCGTCAAACTCCTCCTTCATTATTTGAGCAGTAGTGAGCTTGTCGTCGCCTTCCTTCGGCTTATTCAACCTACCTTCCGACGATATAAGTCCTTGTACAAATTGATCGTGAGCGGCTTTACCTAAAGCACGACGCTTTCTAACTTCGTTTATAGGCGACACCATCCACTCAAGGAATCCGCCCTTACGAGACATACTATCAAATTGATCGGTAGTCTTTTGTAATTGTGCTTTTAAATCTTCAGGCTTTGTTCGTTTTAACTGCGCCTCATACTCCTCAAGTTCTATATCAGCTATGCCCTTGTAATCTTTGAGCATCGGATTGATCGTAGACAAGGCATCAGCCAAGTCCATCAACTTGTTCTTACCCGCTTGTTGAACAGCTACTGTATATTGACCACCACTACGAACTGTAGGCTGAAGCTTTGGAGCGTCAGGAAGATCCGCAACTTGAACACGCCTACTACGCGTCGCTTTTACTAAGTCATCAATCGTAGCCATATTATTCTCTTGTTAATTCCAATCCCGTTCTGTATCCCGATAGACCGCTTTGAGCGACGTTTAAAGCTCCCGTTAAGAAGCTCGGTTTATCTATCGGTTTATTGATCTCGATCTGACGCATTTGTGTGCGGTATCCAGCGTCGGTTAAAGCGAGTCCTGTCTGCACATCACGCATCTCTTGTTGACGGGTAATACCGATTCTGTACGCCGCTTCTTGACGGGTGTAGTCGTCTAATAACATCTCAACAGATGCACCTGATACGCCAGCTTCCCCCGCACTTGTTCTCGCTTTTGCGAGTGCTTCGCGACTCTTCAGCGATACATCAGCCAACTCACGATTAGCCGCCTCTTGCTCTTGAGCTTGACGGATACGCATAGCTGATTGCTCTTGCATCGCGCGTTGACGCTCCGCCTCTGACGCTCTTGCTTGATAACGAGCTTGCTGGCGAGCCATACGACGCTGACCAATATATTGAGCACCCCCCGAAACGACGGCTAAAGTTGTCAATGTAACAGGATCACACATAACGTTTAAGATTTATAAAATGAAAATTGTTGATAACCTTCTATATTAGACTCATTAAATACTGCACCCAACCATTTTAACCATCGAATTGATAATTCATTTTCAATCATAACATAGTTAGTCAATACATTATAACTATCATTAAACAAACGATTTAACCACTCTTTTGAGTATTTGATAAAAGTCCGTTTAATAAGGTGCATACGATGAGTACCCAATAACCACGGCACACCCATCCCTTCAACACCCGATCTAGCGATCCCAAACGACCCAATCATACGATGGTCATTGTCAAGTATTGTCCAAGATTCGTCCGATAGTTTATACGATTCATCGATAGCCAAACGCGGATGATTACCTAAGCCTATGATCTCCAACATATCAATAGTACGAAGATCGTGATATAGCTGTGGCGCATCGAAATACCCGTTAGCTTTCATCACGATACAATCCTTATACTTTATTTCGTCATCATCCATATCGTCTTGATCTTGAGTGTACAAAGTTCTCAAACTCTGCCGATAATAACTTCATTGGTAACGCCGATGAGGACTTGATAGTAATCTCGATCTCATCGTGTCGCCCTTGGACGGGGAATCGGAACGAACCACTATCCAGCACTAAACTGCCGATTACAGAGTCCGCTCCAAGCGTGGTAGGATTGAATATGTACTTGTATGTATCGCGATATAACGGCGTTACCTCGACGGTAAAGTGGCCTGTATCGGAATAATCAATCGCTCCGTTTCTTATCAGTTGTTTGGTAAAGTTACTAGAAGACCTACCACCGCGTTCTGTAGGTTGCTTCAAGGTCTGTGTAGAAAACTTATAACTTGTTTCGTATTCAAAACCTACGAAGAAATCGTCGTTTGAAATGTCGGTTCTAACGGTAAAAGATGTAGCACTTAAACGAGTAATTTCAAAACGCTCACCACTCGTCTTATATAGTACAGCTCCGTCAGGATCATACACCATACCCGATATGGTAGTTCTGTTCGTTCCTGAGTCGTAGCTTCTAGTTAGTGTGGGAGACGCGGCAAGATCCTGAACCCGTCTATCGAGGTGTAATGAATAGTTTAGTCCTGTGTCTTTATGCCCGGCTTCCATCGCCATCTTTTCGAGGAAACCATCTTTTGTAACGACATATAGATCTGAGTCAATGAAGCCCATGCCGACGATTTCCTTACGGAAGTCAAAGCGCATCCAAGCTGATTGTATCTTTTCTTTATTAGACCAAAAATATTTGTATACATATAGTTCATTTAAATTCTCGTTTGAAGACGCGACAATAACGTTCTCAGTCGCCGTCCCCACCATCATCCTAAGATTACCTTCGATATATGTCGGTACTTGCTGAGTGATTTCAGACGCGTCAAAAACGTCGCTATCACGATTAACAAAGAACTCGTATATACCTTCGTATGAATCGCGTGAGAAACTGAAGTAAACGTAGTTAGTCAACGCCAATGGGCGCACCTGTGAGCTGACATTGTACTCGGTAATAGGAGAGATATTAACGGTCTTAGCCGTCAGAAGATCCGACCCCCTCAACACAAATTGAGACTGCGGTGAAAACAGCACCAGCTTTTCTTGGAACGCAGAAGCATGGGTCAGCTTTGAAACCTTTGTATGCGCGACTCCAACGTCGATTGGGGCGCTGTCAAGAAGTGTCAAGACGGTAGTCCTGAAGAAGTTGAAATACTCGTCAGCCTCGGAGAAGATAACAGCGGTATCGGTCAGTATGCCTAATCGATTCTTAAAGAAGAATAAGTCATTGATCTTTTTACCAACAAACGACGGCAATGGATTTGTATCATTATCACCAACAGTTCTACCCGTCCAAGACGCTACATCGATTGTATACGCCGTAATTACATCATTAACGATTGTAGGCACAATTTGAACAGGCATCGTGACTGTGTCCAAATTAGTCTTTATTCCATAGCCCACATCTTCTACCCAAGCTCCGTCACCAAACGCTTCCCCGTCGTGAACCTCGAACTTGACATAATAGTCGTCCTGAACGAGTTCCACATCGCCTCTAACTTTTATACGGAATCCGGGATAAGCTCCCACCGCCCCAAAGCACTTCCTAGGTAGCTCTGTTATCGCCCTGACTTCTTGAAAAGCGATACCAAGACCTTCGTCACCTAAACCGTCTTTAACGCCGATTTGAAACGCAGATGCTGAACTGATTCGTAAACAAGCGTTTTGGATTTCTAGTGTCTGAGATATACCGCTGGTAGCGACTGAAGCTGTAGCTGTAGCACCGCTACCACCTCCGCCTGTAAGCGTGATTGTGGCGCTAGAGTAATTAGACCCACCATGTGTTAATACTATTTCAGTAACCACACCAGCGGATAGGACTGCGTATCCAACAGCGTTATCCGTACCTGTCGTGGGGTTTGAAAAATTTACAGTTGGTGGTGATGTATAACCGCTTCCTCCGTTAGTAATGGTTATAGATGTTACACGACCACCTGTACCTAAAGTTAAAGCTAATTGAGAAGCGATGTATTCTGTATCAGCGTCTCGTCCACTACCTTCGCTATTACCTGTTGTATCACTAGAGGAATTTTGACCATCACCACTTTTATAGATATATTTTTCACCATCAATCTCGATGCTGTATTCTTTACTGTAGTCACCCAACTTAACAAACACTAACGCCTCGTGCGGTAGCTCAGGTGATAAGTCGCTCGTCATAGCGATCTCTTGTGTCGTATCAGCCACGAATGTATAGTCAGCAACGGTCAACGCCCGTAAATCTGTAAGTGGATTTAACGCACCATTAAGGTAGGTTTGAGCGTTGCTAGAAATAGATACAGGAATACCAGCACCATCGGCTACATTATAAATACTTACCGATGTAGTCCCACTGTCGTTGTTGAATATCATCGCGTGTTTATTCAACGGATCTCGATCAACGAAATGAACGAGTGCATCGTCTTGGAGCGACGTATTAAGATTCGCTACATACTCGGTATGGGGGCGTTTGTTAAGCCCGTCCACAACGGAGCTAAAAGCGTTTATCTGTTCTTCCGCCTGACCGGGATAACGAAGATTATCAGGCTGTTGCGATACGCCTTGTACAAGATTAGGTACAGATGTAGTGATTAATGGCATCAGCGATCAATAACGCGTTTTACATCGTAGTTATCAAAGATAGTTCTGTCAGCGTTCTCAGAGTCGCTATCAATCGCCAAAGCTTTAGCTATCACTTCATCACGAAGAGTAAAGCCTTCGATCTCTTGCGAGCCAAGGTAACGATTAGCAAACTTTCTACTAGCTCTTGTTATGATGTAACTTCTAAACTGTTGTGGTAGTTCTTCAAAACTTAATTCAAATGTGATCGTAACTTTTAAATTTTTATTAAAGACATCGGTATGGTTCTTTCTGTCGTATAAAACAGTACCACGTTGAACGACATCAATATCGGTATATTCGTTTAAGGCTGTATCTACTTTTAATGTACTGCTTGGTAGGTTTATTTTATTTTGAGTCGTAAGTAGAAGCTCGTATTCATGCTCCGTATTAAAGTGCCAGCCTTCGGACTGAATCTCACGGCTGACTTCATCTAAGATATTAACTGCGGTTACTACGGATACAGGTAAACGATTATCAACGGGAGTAAGCGAGTTCACAGGGGCTTCCCCAATAACTCCCAACATTGTATTTACCGCTTCAAGCTTTGATGTAAGTGCCATGTTTAAAATTAGTTATAATATATGGTGTGAAGGGGAGCGAGGCGAAACGAAAAAAGACCCCGCTCCCACAACACAACCAAACAAGAATTACTTCTGTAACTCGATAGCACACTCAGGGCGGAGGATTCCGTGCCCCATTGCGTACTTCGCTACAAACAAAGTTCCTTGACGCTCGATTTGATACTCGGACTCGGTAGCAAGATCAAGCAATTTAACAGTTCCAACTGCGGATGGGTGAGCAACGATACCAAGCGAGTTGGTAAAGTTTCCGTCGTAACCGACTCCACCAGCACCGAACACATCGTTAGATCCACCAGCGTCAATACCAGCTCCGCCTGACAAGTCAGTTGAAGGTAAGTGATTGGACTTGTAGATGCTGATACCAGCAACTTGAGGGATCATACCTGTGGCGATGGAACCTAAACCTCCGATGTCTTTATTAACAGCAGACACCAAGTTGAAGGAATTGTTTCCGTCAGCACCTGTAACGAGTTTGTAGTATTCGCTAGGGCGAAGTACACAGAAGCGACCGTCGCTAGGAACGTCGTTTTCATCGAGCTTTTGGGCGGCGGTGAAAAGCGCGGCTACCAACTCTGCTCCTGTAGGATCAGTATTGTCGGTATCGTCAGCGCTGTCAGCACCTGTTCCCATTGCGTTAGCGGACACATCAAGAACTCCACCAAGCTTTCCGCCTGTTACACCGGGAGTGGTTTCGCGAGCGGCGGCGATGAATACCTTAGCAATAGCGGTATCAAAGCGTAATGCCAATGCTTTACCAAGCTCGGAAGCGTAGACGGAACGGATGTCGTAGTGATTCTTTACATCGTCGATGGACGCCAAAAAGGTAGAAGCAAGAAGTACGTCATCGATGGTGATGATCTTCTCGTTCTTTTTGATGTCGCTCAAGTAGCTGTTTCCAGCGTCGGCGATGCTTTGACCGGGAGTGTAGTAAGAAGCGGAAGCAATTCCTGTTACAGGGAACTGAGCGCTTTTACCATTCTCGATGGTACGGATTGTATGTAAGGCCTTGAAGACGTTATTTTCTTCAAAGGTAGTGAGGATCTCGCCAGCAAACTTCTTCAGGAACAATGCGTTTGCATCGCCCGCTGAGTTAATCTGACCGACGCGACTTGGACTGGTATCTCCATTAGCCATGATTAATAATCTCCTATTTTAATGATTAGTTTTATTGTTAGTTTTAGCTGACCTCTTGCGTCGATTCCTTCGAGGTTATCCCGCGCGCGGGGCAACGATTTCTGTCTTCGTTCGATGTCAAAATATTTATCTCCTACCGCCGGGAGTGAAGTAAAATCCGACAATCATCGGCAATACTACGGAAGTTTGGAATAAGCAGAGATGTCCTGTTGTAACGACCATATTGGCTTGCTCTGCTGGAAAACTGAGGAGTCCGAAAAGAACTTCTGTTCTTCCTTCGCCTGTAATGTTTGTTGTACTGAGAAGCGGGACTGATGGATAAACCGCTGTGAGACACGTGACGAAGGCGATGACGCCCATTCCGATGAATGCGAGCATCCTCCTTGTAGCGCGAGTGAAAGCACCACCATCACCGCTATTAAGACTCTCTTGAAATTTAAGTGCAAATTCATTATTCCTTGCCTCCCTTGCCATTTCTAGTTCAAACTTTTGCTGACGACTATCCACCATCATGCCGAAGACGCCTTTCAGCATCGACCCCATCGCGGCACTACCGCCGCCTGTTAGGAATAATGTCAGCAATTCAAACATCGGTTAAAAAGTAGATACAGCCAAACGCCTTTCGACTTCGGTATGGTACGCCTTATCTCCGCTTTTATATCGTGGATCTTGCATCGCTCTTACCATTTCTTGGTTCGATTGATACGGCATAACTGATGATCCTGTAGTACCACCTGTAACGAGTTTAGGGCCACCGCCTACTTCGGATTTATAGCGAGCAAACATCCCGCTTACAGCGAGTTGCGCTTGTTCAGGTGAGCCTGTGTTTATTACTTCGTTAAAAGCGTTGAACTCTGTATCGGAAAGATTCTTACCAGCCCATTCAGCCATCGCATCATACTCGCCATTGGCTCCGCTTTGGATCATCTTAATCTCAGCTTCTTCCAACGCTTCTTGCCCCGCTTTAAAACGATCAACAAGATCACGATTGATTCCGACTTCCTCTAAAGCTTTGTAAGTAGCATCTCCAATCTCTCCGTTATTGTCGTAGTATTCCTTGGTAGCTTCTTGGATACGTTGTTGAGCTTCGGCTGTGACTTCAGGCGCTTCCTCTTCCGATTGCTCTTCTTGTTGAGGTTGTTCCTCGACTTGTTCCTCACCGCTACTCATTTTCTTAACGAGTTCATCGTAGGCTTTAGCTAAATCTTCAGGCGCCTCAAACTTATCGTGCAACCATTCAGGACGCTCGGCTTGTGGCTGTTCTTCCACTTGCGGTTTTTCCGCTTCTTCGGCTTGAGCTTCTGCTGGTTTTTCTTCGGGTTCAATCTCCCCCACTGTTGGTTCGTTTATCTCGTGTTTTTGGTAGTCTCCCATCTTCGTTTATCCTTCCATTGGTTGTTGTGGTTGTTGCTGTTGATTAGCCATAGCATTGATAGCTGGCCCCATAGCGGGCGCGCCTAGTTTCTGCACCATCTCCGCCATCTGAGCTTGTTGCATGGCTTGTTGAATTTCTTCTTCAGTCTTGATAAGTCCTTCGGTCTCGATTCCTAACGCGGTTGCACGGCGTTTGAAGTAATCCGATACATTAACAAACTGAGCTACAGCGTCAGGGCCAACGACTTGACCAGCCCCTGCTAAGAACATATCCAATCTATTAAGATCGTTACCACGACCAAGAGCTTCAACGCCTGTGACAATCGTAGGTTTGACGATGTCCTTTGGTAGTTTAGGTAGACGATTGGTACGCCCCATACGATCCATCAAACGAGTCACAAGCGGAAGCTGGAACTCCTGTGATAAAATAGAATACAGCCCGCCTAGAGCCGCTTCGAGTTCTTGCGATAACATTCGTATTTCCTCGGCGGTGACTCGTTCTGCGTCTCTAACGACGTTGCTGTTTAAAAGGAATGCGTGACTCAAGCGGTCTTGGATCTGAGCCATAACTGTCTGAGCAACACGAAAGTCATTAAACTTATTCAACTGAAGAACCGATACATCTTGTTCCGATCCTTGGACGATAGCTCCGTTTGCGGCTTCAGCTATGGTGCGCGCTCTAGTCGTTCCGTTAGGATTGACCATGAATAGCACCTTAGCGGCGGCGGCTGATCCCTCGACGATAGCTTTGGTCAACGACTCAAGCGACTTCAGATCTCCGATGTACTCTTCGACAAAGCCACGCCCGTAGTCCTCGCCATCAATACGTGTATAGCGTAAAGGTATCCAAGGCGACTTGTCGATATTGTACGAACCTTTCGACGATTCAATGACGATACCTTTGACATCTTGCTGGACATAGAACTTATCATCTTCCCGTACAATCGAAGTATAAAGATCGCAGGTATTATCCTTAGACTCCTTATAAACTTCTTGTCGTACTTCTTCAGGAAGCATCATCGGGGCGACAGTTTCCTTGACGGCTATGTGCGTAACATTACCCATTGGGTCACGCTTTACCACATAACGATCAGGACGGAAGACTCTCATCCCGCCTTCATCGGGTAGGTATAATAATGTATTACCTGTGATGAGTAGATTCTTTAACGCCTCAAATACTCCGACTCTAAATGCTTCTACTTCAACCTCTTGTGAAACAGCGCGCTCTACTTCGCTTAAAGCTTTCTCAAGATCCGTCCGTAACTCCTCACCTTGCTCCTCACCCATCTCGGCTTTGGCTTTATCAAGCTCATACCTGTCGATGACTAGGCGGAAGAAAGGAGCGTTAGGCGGAAGCAACGCCATCAAGAGCTTGGAAGCGAGGTTATTAACGCCCCTAGCTCCGATCCCTTGATGAGGCGTGTAATACTTAGTGTGTGGCCCGTGACCTTCAGGTGGTAGGACATAAGGAATCGTCAATTCAGACGACGTCCTAGCCCGATCAAGGAACGTCCACCTAGTATTCTCTAAAGAAGTGTAAAGGCTTTGAGCTGTTTCGTGCATAAAGATTAAAGAGTTGATACAGTAATGCTGTACTTCTTACCTAAGTAATTAGTTACCGTATTCATATCTGAGTCGGACAAAGCTGAATCAAATACCATGTACTCACCTAACAAATTAGGAGCGTCAACAGTGGTGGTACTATCAAATAAATCATAAGTAACACCACTGGTAAATAAAGTTCCTGTAGGAATTGTCGTTTCGGTATCTGCTTGAGTTGTTCCATTTACAAATGATTCACCTAATGATGCACCCATACGAATTGCGTAGATACACAAATTAAAAAGTACATCTGTGTTTCCGGCATCTGTTTTTAAATAATTAGAGTTAGACGCTGTACCTGCATAGTTAAAAGCCTGTAAATAGTCCCCTGATCTTGATGCTATTCGGGTGGTGGAATCTGAAGAAAACAGGATGTAATCAGCATTGGTCAAACTTGAATACAATACGAAAAACATTGTACTACCAGCACCTGCTATTTGACTAGATGCAGTACCTGTAAAAACTAACTGCTCTGCACTGTAACTAAGCATTGTTGCATTTTTTGCTCCAAAGTTTTTAAGTATACGAGGTCTTAATGTCGCAGTGCTTTGTGAAAAATCAAAACCATTACCTGATCTATCTGCCCAAGTACCTACATAGGAACCATCGTTGGAAACTAAACTGCTTTTTAACTCATCATCATAGAGGTAACCACCAGCACCGTCCAACCAAATGTGAGGACTTAAAGCTGTTATGTCTGAATCGTTGTACAACTGACCATTGTCTTCATATTCTTTCCAAGCTGTACCACTGTATACTATTATTTTGTTAGTATCTGTTTCAAAGTAAGTATCACCAGCGTTAGGTGAGGCGGGTCTCGTGCTAGATGTAGTTGTTAAAAGTGTACTCATGTTTAATCGTTATTATAAATGTACCATGCAGAACCATTCCAAACATACAAATCAAAAGTATCGCTTCCAAATTTAACGGTAACTTCTCCACTCGGATTAGTGGGTGATGATGCTCGGATTGTTGCGTCGGTCTCTATATCAGTATTGTATATGACAGATGCTTCTTCTTGTGGTGCATCAAATCCGTATAAAGCTCCGAATGCAGGACGCTTTAAACTCGCTGGAAACGCGGTTATGCCCGCTGGCTTCTCGACCTCTACGAACTTGAGCGACATTAAAGAGATTCAACAGAACCTGTGGCATATACATTGTAAGTGCCGTCGGTATAAGCGCTGATGTTAGCCCGTAGTTTCTCGTATTGACCAAGGTCATCACGCACCATAACTGAGCCATCGGCGGTGACTGTTTCAGGATGAACCACTCGCCAAGCACCTCCGATCCAAGCTTCGATATTAACGGTAGCGCCACTTGTGACCGAAGCTGAATCGATAACAAATGTCCAACCTTTCGAGCGTTCAGTTCCAAATGTTCCACCGTTGCCTGTGGCTACAGCGTTTGTAAGTAATTGTAACTTTTCTAAACCTTTCATAACTTTATCGTGGCAGATTAACTCCAGCTCCAGCCATTGCTTCACCACTTATAGACGGACGAGTAAGCTGGGTAGTTCCCCGTTTCCGTTTAAGAGTAGATCCAGCACGACGACCAGCCTGAGCTGGTTGTACAGTCTCCGCCGTTTTAAGCGGTGGAGGAGGAGGTGGTGGAGGGGGAGGAGGAGGAGGAGCTGAACCGCCGCACATAATTATACCTTTGTTGAGATTACTGTTGTATTCTGTTCGTCGTAAACGTCTTGTAGAAATTCAACGACCTTACGCTGACCTACCTTTATCCATATTTCCCGTTCACTATCTTTGGGATCAGGACACCTAGAAGGAAACCGCTCGTCTAAGACGGCGATTAAATCCTTGCTAAGGTCAGGTAGTTTTCTTTGGATATGGTTGTCCACTATACTAAAGTTTTAAAGGTTCAAAAGCTTTTGGTCGAGATAAATCTTCATCAAGCTCACCTGTCACCCCATGTACGATCTTAGAATACTTTCGCTTTTGGGCAACATCAAACTCTTTTGGCATCCATAGATAGTTGATTTGTTTACGCTTATGATTGTAGTCTTTCTTACGAATAAGGTACGCCATCCACGCGTTCATAAGCGCTTCTTCCTCGGTCATGTTCGCCGCTTTATACGCGCTCATAACGGTGTCCCATGTCGCACCTTTCTCTCGTAACATACGCTCGGCTCTGACTGCACCTATACCGGGGACACCTTTGTATCCATCAACCGCGTCACCAGCAATCGCTTGCATCAAGTGGTAGGCGTCAGCTTGTTCCTCGTCTATTTCGTGCATCTCATCGCGGTTGAAGTCGTAGAAGTTACACGGTACACCTTTGAAGTCCTTATCGATTGACACGATGATCCGTTTGTCCTTGGTAGTTCTTTCCGTAGCTAAGATAGCTAAGACATCGTCAGCCTCTAGGTTCGGATAGGTCACGCTTTCATAGGTTTCGTTTATCCAATCGCGTATCGGATTGAGTCCAATGGGTGCGAACTTGGAACGACGATTAGCTTTGTATTCAGGGAACAGTTTCCTACGGAAGTTATTGCGGTCGCTTATGGCGAGTATGAAGTCGTCCGCTTTGGTCTTCTGCATGAAGTAGTCAAGGCGTTCTGAGATCCATACCTTCGCTTCGGCTATGTCGCTTTGGACTGACCATAAGTCTTCAGCCCATTGGAAGTTTGTTTGTGCGATGAAGGCGGATTGATAGGCGAGTACATCGCCGTCGATTAATAGTTTCGTTTTCATTTATAATATATACTCCAATTGTTTTGGTATTTCTTGTATTTACTTTTGGTATTGTGTTCTTCGTATAGCTTGACCGTTTTACTCGTCACATCAGACTGCGGCATCATCCACCATGTATCGATTGGTGATACGTAACAAGCTACGACATCAACCAAGTCACTAACGTGTTCTTTATTAGATTGTCCGCTTGATGTGTTTACAACAAAGCATCCTTCTTTTGCTCTACAACTCGTACACTTAACTTGCACCTTGAGATCTCCAGCGGGGCAATGGACGATGAAGTCCCACGGCATAGGTGTGACAGGTAGATGCGGTTCAAAGTCTCGCTCTAAACAATCTGTAATGAATTTACTTTCTGCTATAGCTCCGATGCGTTGTTCATTACTGCTTGGCATGACTACAGGGTAGTTAAGATCTTGAGTATCATATAGTTGTGCGAGGCAAGTATAATGGTCGTACTGCTTTTCTTGCAACATCAATGAGTCTCCGCCCAATTCGTACCTACTTTGTACTCACCGTCCAACGGGCAGTTGATACCTAGTAGATCGCCAGCTTTCTTAATAGCTTTGACAGCTAGTGGCCCATACATCGGTACATAATCAGGTAGGACTTCAGCTTGGAACTCGTCATGGATGTTAGCCACGAACGCATATTCCCTACCGTTAGCCCAACCTTGATGGCGTCGTAAATGTTCGTCCAATGTGACGATAGCTTGTTTCATAACGACAGCCCCAGCCGATTGTAGCAATGTGTTCAACGCTGAATGCTCCGATCTGATCGGTAGTACCCGCCCGTCTAAACCGCGTAGTCTGCCGTGCCTACGAACCTTTTGTTCGACTGCTTCTTTCAATCCAGCCAAAGCTGGTAACGCAGTAAGGAACTTTTCTTTCAATCGTTTCCCTTCCCGTGCTGTACCGTTGACAATGCTTCCGATCTTAGCGTCACCCGCGCCATATAAAAATGCGTAGATAAACGTCTTAGCTTGATTACGTGTTTCCAAATCCGCCGCATTCTGATTGAGTGTATGGATGTCACCTGTCAGGATTTCATCTGCGTACCTACCGCCGTCAAACGGGAATAGATAGTGAGCTAACATACGAAGTTCAAGACCGCTCGCATCACATCCGACTAACTTGTAACCTTTACCCGCCTCGAATAGTCCGCGACACTCTGTACCATAAGGTACGCTTACGGCTGGGACTTGAGCGATATTAGGATTGGAATGTGTGCATCGTCCTGTGACCGCTCCGCCTGTATTTACTTGTCCATGTATGCGTCCTTTATATACACAGTTGAGCCACGAGCCGTCGCCTTCATCGAGCATACTCAATCGTTTACTGACCATCAGGAACTCAAGCAAAGGTTTAGCCGCTTCGTACTTCATCTCTGATAGGATTGCTTCGTCGATCTTTGGCTTACCATCAGGTGTGAACTGTTTAGGTTTCCATCCAAGCTCCATCAATCGATCAGCTATTTGCATACGACTATTAGGATTGAACGGGATCTCCTTGGATCTATTGCCTAGCCTGACCGCCTTCTTTGACAACGCTTGTACCATGCCACGTTCTTTCAACTCCTTAGCTATCTCACCTTTGGTTGGTTTAGTAATAACTAATAAATCGTCGTCCGATGTTTTAACAGTTAGTTCCCAACCTTGTGCGGTCTTCATCTCCTCGATCACAGGTGGGAACATTTTGTGTAGTGTGTCAGTAAGTTCAGCACGGCGGGATGTCAGCGTCATCACCAATCGCTCGCCTTTTTCCTCGTTGAAAGCGAAGCCGCGCATCTCCTGTTTACGCATGAGTCTAGCGAAGCTATGTTCGAGTGTCAGCATCTGACTATCAGGGTTAGCATCGCGAAGATAGCTACCAACACTAGCCGTTAGTATCGTGTCGATCTCACAGTATTCTTTCATCTCTTCGGTGAACACATCGAAAGCTCCTTCCTTACTGCCGAAGTCTAGCTTTTGTACCTGACCGATACGATGTCCCCACGCTTTCAAACTATGTGACCCACGCAGTTCAGGCGGGAAGTTATCACGCAAAGCATCCAACGCTCTGATGTCGCTTTCAACGCACCTACAACTAACCAAGGTGTCCAACACACGAGCTTTAGGCGTCCATCCATACAGCTTATACAACGCTGGTAGATCGAACTTAATCACATTGTGACCGATGATCGTATGAGCGCGATCCATTTCTTCTAGTCCCGTGCGTATGGAATCGCCGCTGAAGGTTACGACTTTATCTAAGTCCCTGTCGTACAAACTCAGGCAATGGACTACCTTTAAATCGGTGAGTAAAACGAAGTCCTCGATGGCGTTCGTTTCAATATCAAAGTAATATGTTTTCAGTCTCATCTTTTAAAAAGGATCCTTACCCATCGCTTGATTGTTATCTTTATCAGTTCTAAACATCGCCACACTATCATTTAATCTCCCTGTATTTTTGTCGAAGTACAATGTTCCAGCTTCCCCTGTCTCACCTGAGAATCGGTTCTTCAAGACTCGTACTCGCGTTTGGTTTGCTTTATCTATTTCTGTTGTTTGTTGATTCCGTTCCAATCCGATAACCATATCAGACAGTTGAGGAATCGCATGGGAACCACGAAGATGAGACAGCGATGTCGCGTGTCCTTCCTCATGTCCCCCGCCCGGTGGTCGTTTAAGATGGCTGACCAATACCATTCCGCATTGAGTCTCTTCTACCAGAGATCTTAATCTCGTCATGGTGTTGTCGATCAAGCGTCGTTCATCGTCGCCATCAAACCCGCTCACCACAATCGACAGGTGGTCAAGAAATATCCACTTACAGTTTAGTCCTTTGCATAGGTATCTAATTCGGTTAAGTAGATTATCGCTGTCGCAACTGCCGAAGTGATCGTAGGTATAGAACTTCCCATTGCCGACGGTCTCCTCGAAGATTGGTCGTAATGCTTCATGTTCTACATCGTGTTCAAGGTGTAGCTGTTTACCGATGTGTAACCCCATGATTCCCAACGCCGTTCTACGGACGCTTTCTTCTAGGGCTATATACCCAACGGCTTGTCCCTGTTGTATCAAATGGTAAGCTATCTCCCTACAGAACAACGACTTACCGATCCCACTACCAGCACAAACGGTTACAAGCTCGCCTTGTCGCAAGCCATAAGTCTTTTCGTTTAGCTCGTGGTATGGATAAGGTACGCTTTGAGCGACGTCAAAGTCGATGATCTTGTCCCATAGTTCTTCAGCTCCGATGATACCATCAGGACGATAGTCTCGTGCTTGCCATATCGCATCGACTAATTCTTTGCTACGGTTAGCCACGATCATATCGTTTGCATCTTTGAGTGGAAGCTCGGCTATCTTCGCCTTACCCGGCGATAACAACGCGGCACATTCCACCGCACTCTTGCGTCCCACATCGTCGTTATCAAACATGAACACAACTTCCTCAAATCGTTCGAGCCAATCGAGTGCCTGAGCGACGTGGTTCTTCCCGCTTTGAGCGCCGTGTGGAATCGAGACACAGGGCCACTTATGCTCGAAAGCTTGGCTGACTGATAAGGCATCGATCTCACCTTCGACTACAACGACGCGTCTTCCGCCGTCACGCCATAGATGCTGACCATATAATCCGACTAGCTCGCCTCTGACTTTGAAGTCTTTGTTAGCAAATCTGATTTTCTGACCTACCAGCTTACCATCTCGACTGCGGTAGTTGGCGATCTGTGCTTGTTCCCCATCGATAGTAGCTATTTGATAGCCCCACTTTCGACAGGTCTGTTCCGTTAGATTCCTACGGGTTAGGTTTGTGTATTCTCCGTTAGTAACAAACGAAGTTGGTGGTTTATTTTGTGGTTCCATTCGTTTCTTGTTGGGTTGTTTATTCTCGCCACAGCTAAAGCAATGGCTTGAGCCGTCTATGTATTCACATCGGGCGTCACTTGATCCACATGACGAACACGACGTGTGCATTTCTTTGTATTCAGCCATGATTTTGGAATTGTTTTATCACAGTATTTTAATCCTTTCTTTTCGCACCACATCGCGTAGGTAGTCTTGCTACCCTTGCGAAGTTTGTTTGATGCGTTCTGAAAGCAAAGTCGGACATCGAGTTCGGGGTGCTGTTCTTTTATAAGCAGATGTTTGGTTCGATCTTCACTCGTCCATAGCCCTTTGGTTTCGATGATGATTCCATTAGGTAGGATGAAGTCAGGCGTGTATGTTGCCTCGCGCATATAAGAGACCTTTAAGCTTTCGTACTCGAACTCGATGCCCAGCCGCCGTAAATAGTTGGCGGTCTTTGCTTCAAATCCTGAACGAAAGTTAGAAGTCCGCCGCGAGCGGCTTGGCTTCCTCTTCTTTCTCATTCAGTTCTGTTTCTTTTTTAAACTCGAAGGTTTCTCCCCCGTGTTTGTACCCGGATTCTTCGGCTTTGAACGCGCCTACACTCTCAGATTCAGCGACATCTTTAAGCTCTATGATCTGTGCTGATATTGGTTCAAGCGTCATACCTACACCTTGTGTTGGCACGTACCAAAACCTGACCTTTAAGCCCAGCCTTATACGACTACCAGCTCCGATGACGGGCTTGTCGCCTTTAATCGGTGTTGCTGATGAGTCTACAAGTAATGTAGCTGGCGCGTTAATCACTACAGGATCTCCAACCTTTTCAGCTTTACCATCTTCAACATCACGAGCATTAGCTTTCATATTGTATGCCGCTTTACGCTTCGTTTTGATGTAGTGGTTGCCTTCGTCATCGATTTTAAACGGCGACGCTGGTGCTGGTTTTAGTTGTTTACCTTTCTTTTGTGACTCCGCTTCGAGAAACGCTTCAAAGCTTGGCTTTACTTCTAGCTTCAATGCTTCCCAATCTTCTTGACTGAGAACGAGTTCTGTACGATACAGGCCATGCTCGCCATCGTATTCTCCTGTAGCTGGTGCTGTTAGCCAGCAATATCTTGCGGTTCCTATTGGTGTTGTGATTTCTTTCACTATCGTTTTATCTCCATTTATGCGAAGAAGTATGCTGAGTCTAGCACCGCTTTAGGATCTAATGATCCGTATGTCGGCAACTCAGGTAACTCCCTCTCGGTTTGTTGTGTGATCTCGTCGCGAAACTTTGCGAGTTGATCGGTTAAAAATATATCAGCGGTAGATTGTCGAATGATTTTACCTAATGTACGACATTCTGTACAATGAGTTGCTATACTGTCGTGTACCATAGCCAACGAATCAATCCCCTGTGCCTTCGCCATTATCGCAGTCTTCTGAGCGACGCTTGCATCGAGGCTGTGAACGAAGTTAGGGCTGATCGCATTGGCTTGTCGTTGTTTATCGACGCCTTCAAGCGGTAAGTGATAGTTAATCCACGAGATCTTATCGCCCAACAGCGTCTGTATTCTCTGCATCTTGGTAGCGAAGTATCTCTGACGAACACGAAATCCTAAAGGCGTCGTCCATTCCACATACTTATCGTCCTTGTTCACGACTCTGATCGCTTGCTGTAGCCACGCCATAACTTTATTGGGCTTTCTCAAGCTGGCATTCATCGTGTTCCAAATGATCTGCGATAGTTCCCCGATTGCTACTGTCGCTTCATACCCGAATGGATCGAGTTCCAACTTCTTGCACTTGTCGTTGTACCATTGTTGGACTAAGTCACGACACGAATATCGTGTACCGCCGTATGGCTTGACCATGACCGGGAGCTTTGTCGTCTTCCGATCCACTCCAAACTTCAGCCATGCAGACGAGATGTGATCGCCGTCCTTGGCTCGCTTCATCAATTCCTCGTTTACCTTGTCGCTTATCTCGCCGTAAAGATCTGCTGGTGTATCGTTGTGTGTTACATTTGTGCTACGTCCGCCTTCTTCGTCTCGTCCCAACAAGCTGAGTATTTGTATGCCGTTATTAGACGCGTCCATAGCGCACGGTAGCGTCGTTAGGAAACCTTTACCTACCTTGAGGTACTCACCCCACTCCAAACAGAACGCTAGGAACTGCCACGGACTGTCTGCGGATGCCCACCAATCGTTCGTCTTTGGATCTTCGTAGACTTCCTCGATCTCACGGCGTTTGGATTTTACCCACTTAACTCGTTCATCAAACGATAACTTGTCATTACCGAAGCAATTAGCCCCGTGAATAGCGAGCCATTTGGCGTCCTCATCGGTCTTTATTTCCTTGCTAATTGCGAACCTGAGTAACGATTTACTAAGATCATTCCCTTGTGGCTGTAAAAAGTAAGGGATCGGATACACTCTTCCACGAAAGTCGATGTGGTACGGATAGTAAAAGACTTCGTTCTCAAACTTATCAGCCATGTACAACAGCTTAATCGTGTGTAGTCGCTGACTCTTCAAGCTGATGTTTAATCGGTGGATAGCTCCGCACTTACGGCTAAACTCTTTACGAGCATCATCGTCGGTTTCATACGCTGGATTCCAAGGCGGTGTCTCGTAATCACTACGACGGGTCATATCGCCGATCTCTTTGTTGTTCTCCCACGCCCACCTGACGACGTCTAAAACGGCGTTATTAACGCGCCATTGCGTCTTTTGCAGATGATTAACCGCGTCAAAGACGTGCTTCAGCTCGCTCTTATCCAAGCTATCAAGGTAGTCATGGTCGAATGACTTGATGAAACAAAGCGGTGGAACCCCCGCGTTCTTATCGTACCCCCCAACAAGAATAGACTTCCAATCTTGCGGAGGTTCCACCGTTGGTAACCACAAAGGTTTTAAAACTTCTGAATGTTTATTGTAATCTTGTATCCAATCAAATAGTTCTTCAGTTGCTGTTACATATAAAACTGTTTTATTCGGAGCATCGCTGATCGTTTGAAACATGATGACATGAGTGTTGGTTCTGATGATCTCAAGAAACCATGTACCCATCGTTAGCTTTTCCTTGCGAGTCCATGTCCGCCATTGCTCCATGTTACCCTTGCGGGTCTCGCCTTTATCGTGTCTCAACCACGCATCACGGCTTCGTCTTTTGCCTTTGTGCTTCAGACGATCACGCTCTGCATACTTCCAAATATCAGGATACTCTTCCTTCATGCGACAGTAACGCAGTTCATCCTCGATATAAGACGACAATCGTATCGCCGCTGAAGTCAAAGGACGACGCTCACAAATGCCGTCAAGGACGCTTTTAAACGCCAGCAAACACAACGCATTGACATCCATGTTCCATATCAACGGCATGAATGCGGGTATGGCGTGTCTGTACTTGCGATGGAACTCAAATCTTTTCGCTACATCTTCCGTAATCTGCGGTAGGTAGTTCCGCATTATTCGGATACTGTACGGAGCTTCAGATTCACTACCGCGTTCACGAGCCGATTGAACACGTCGTCTATATCGAGCGACTCCTTGCTCGACCATGTCGCGATTAAGAGTTGATTGATCCATATTGGTTGTGTCGTTTCATAAAACTAAGATATATAGAACTTGTCAATGACTTTCTAATATGTCCCGTGCATCTGCTAAGTTTTTAGGCGCGATCTTGGCGTACCTCATCGTCGTTTGAATCGAGGTGTGACCCAGCCACTTCTGTACTACACATATATCAACGCCTTTTTGAACGAGCCTAGACGCACAAGTGTGTCGTAAACAATGCGGTGTGAACTCCTTGTCGTCGCCAAAGCCCATCAGGAACTTCATTTTTTTCCAATGGTAATTCAATGAGTCTTGTGTGAAGTCGAACAAAAAGGTCTGCCTTATGCACCCTCTCATTATCTCAACGACTCGCGATGTGAGCGGTACAGCTCGTGACTTACCATTCTTTGTGTTTCTTAGGTACATCATACGCTGGTCAAGATCGATGTCTTTGGCTTGTAACTTAAACAGTTCCCCTGTCCTCGCCCCGGTGTCGATCAACACGATGCAGAAGTCGGCGATGTCATCGAGCTTCATGGCTCGTAACTTGTCGATCATTCTGATCTCTTCGTCCTTGGTCAACCAACGCATACGACCTTCAGGCTCCCGCTTTCTTTCGATTACGGGTAGCCTTTCTATGTATCGACGACGATAGGCGTGTTGTAGCATCTTACTTAACGCCGCTAATCGACGATTGATCGTAGCGTTTGCTTTGCCGTCCCTTTCGAGATCCAAGACGAGGTCATCAATGTTCCGTTCGTCCAGCTTCGTCACAGACACGCTTCCCATGCGGTCACAGACGTCTTCAGCGTTCCTTAGTAGTCCCAATCCATCCTTACACCCGCGCCAATGTCGGTCATATACTTCTCCAGCTAAATCAATTAGTTTCATAGTCTTCGTTTTCTTTCTTTTGCATTCGTTTGCGTTCTCTAGCTACCGCCTTTTGCCGTTCATTACGGAAGTACAGTTGATCTTTCTTCCGCTCTCTTGGCTTGTCGGTTCTAATGACGATTATATCGCCGTTCTCGTCGCGTAGGTTTCTGCCGTGTTCGTCCTTTGGAAACTCCTTCACTTCGTTCTTTCTCCAAAACTCCTCGAAGCCCTTTATGACTTCTTCACGAGTAGGAAACTCGACAGTAAGGTGCATCCAATCGCCTTGGGCAAGATCAGCTTCGTAATCATGCAAGATTATATCGTCGCCTTTGATCTCCCAATTCATAGCAACACACTCTTGTCCCAATCAGGCAATCCAGCTTCCGATATGTGCTTGTCAGTAGCGTCGCTATCAAAACCTTTACGAGCTACCTTCCATACCTCGCCGTCAAGCTGTCGTACCATCTCCGCCTCATTCTTGAAGCGAAGATCGTCGATGATGACAGGATGATACTCGTTGAACATACCGTGGCAAAGCTTACGCCTCATAACATTGACCCATATATCAGGATTGATCGTGTCTCGTCCCCATTCAGTACCAAGCGTCTGTAAAAGCGTACGGGCTGTCGTCCCTATATGCGGTATCAACTCTTCCTTGTGGGTGTCGATATACTCGTCCTTGATGAACACTCTCAACATATCCTTGATGGGCGATGCAAACGACATTACAACGCCGTTCTCACCCGCCAAGAACTTCGCATAGGTGGATTTACCAACGCCTTTTGGCCCGGTAAGAGCGATCAGTTTCGGTTTACTTCTAAGATTGTTACTCATAATGTGTTGTGTCTTCGATTATAAACGGTTTATTAGCTACCTGTGCCGTCGTAGTAGGGCGATTGCATATACGAGGGCTGGTTTTCTTCGTTGTGGCGTTCTTGAGCGCGTTCGTAAGCTTCACCACCGTCGTCTTCCACTTCTTCTTCTTCGTAATCATCGTAGTAATCATCGTAAGGACTGCTTAACCAATTATCGTATGGGTCGATCATCTGAACGCTACCTTTCTTACTTCGTCAATGTCGTACAGAAATGCGGTCTGTTTCGAGAATCCAACTGTAGCCTTACCGCGACACTTAATGCGTCCTTGGCGTGAGTACAGATTGACTGTGGCTCGACTGAGTCCTAGCTGTTTGGCGCATTCAACTGTCGTTAATAAACGACGCTTACGCTGAAGTGCGATGGTGAGATTGTGGGTGAATAGATTTAATGATAGTTTCATTTCTTTATTTATATATGTTGGTTGTGATTAGCGGTCTCCCTTCTCATACCATAGAAAAGCGAAACCAAGAATTAATATTATCGATACTACAAATACTTCGATTGAGGTCATGTCAAGCGGCGATTGTTTCGTCGTTTAATATTGCTAGTCTCTTATCGCGTTCTAGCTGGAGATCCAACAGGCGTTGCATCGCGGTTACATTGTCACTAATGCGTTCCCTGATGCGTCCATAATGGTAGATCAAAGCGTCGATCTCATCGGTTTCTAATTCGGTTACAGGTGTCATCTTTATATATCCTTTGGTTTATGGTTAATAATCGTGAGAATGTAAAAAGTTATAGGCGGTGCAAGAAAAAAATATCGTACCCTACCCCGCCTTTACGAACACGTACACGTAAAAAGTCTAGCCACGAACACGTACACGTAAAATCTTTTGATTTGGGGCTGGATTTCGGTCGAAATAAAGGTCTTTTTAGTGTATTTATGGACGCGGTGGAAACGGTGGAAACGGTGTTTTTAGTGTATTTAATAACGCGGTTTAAACGGTGCTTTTACTTACCTTGAAATTTTAAAGTTTTAGTTTAGATTTGCATGGTTGAAAAAAGCCGCCGCCTGAGCGCTTGCAAGGGATCCCTTAAGGTGGTCATTGAAATAAAAAGTTTTAAAAAAAGCTTGCAACGGTTGCGGCCTTAGTTTTTAAGGGATCCAGCCGCCGGGCTCAAAACGGGAAAAAACAATAATCACAAAAATAGAAAGAAAACGAAAAATGCAAAATTCCACATTAGAGAACGCGCTTTACAGCCACGCCTTAGAATTACTCAGTAAATTAAGATACGGCCCTTTTGCCGCCTACGGTTATATTGCTGGGGACGCCTTTTTACTTAATGAAAGCCGCAACGTTTTAAAGCTTGCCGAGGAAAACGACATCCAAAACGGTGCTGTGTTTGAATTGCTGGCAAGCGAGGTTGAAAAATTTAATCAATAATCACAAAAATAGAAAGAAAACGAAAAAATGAATAATCCATATGTAAAAAATACCTTATATGTTAAGGTTGAGACTAAATACGGCAATAAACTAGTTTACCCTAATTGCTGTCTTTCCGCCGCCTTTGCCCGGCTTATCAATAAAAAGACATTGCCGCCGCACGCCGTGAAGGAAATTAAGGCAATGGGGTTCAAGTTTGAAGTAAAAAGCGAGGAAATCTAAGCAATGGAAACGTCAAAAGAAAACCGTATTTTACTAATTAAGACAATTGCCAGCACTTTCCCGAAAATAACGCGGGATAGGTTGCCTCAATGGATCTCAGGGCCGCGGCTGGCAATGGTATGGCCTGAAATATTTAACCAACGCACCGGCTATTTAATCAGCAAGGCAACGCTAGCGAAAAAGTTTTCAATGAATAAGGAGCGCGCCTTAGTCGACGAGGAAAACGCGCTTATCGCAACGGCGCTTTGGTGGGCTGTGACTAGCAATGCAAATCCATACAAAATTGAGGTTCACACAATGATGTTTTGGGATAATTGCCAGCGGCAAGCTTTTGAAGCAATCGATAAGATTTTAACGCCGCTTGCACCGTATCTTGCACACCTTGAAAAAGACCGGGCAAAATTATCCGCAATGGGAGCCTATTAATCATGAAAAAACAAATAAGCAAAAAAGATATAGAATATTCTCTAAACCGTTTGAGCCTTTGGACGCGCGGCGCAAGTTGGCACATTACAAAGGCCCCGGCACATTACAGAATTGAATCTAAAGAGCACCCTTTTGTTAGAATTGAGTCTAAAACTAAAAGGGATCTATTAAGCCGCGTCGACGCCTTTATTGATGGAGTGCAGTTTAGGATGCGGCTTACAGGCGAAATTGAAACAAATTAAGAAAATGAAAAGCAAAACTATATCAAAACGGTACGATTTACTTGCAATCGGCGGGGATCCTAAAACGCGAAAAGGGCAAGACTTAGGCTGGCTTACAGCTATTCTTTATCTTGTCCCAGCGGGCCAGCTAGGAACTAAAAACCTTTGCCCGTGGGCTGGAGCCTGTAAAGACGCCTGTCTTTTTAATCAGGGCCGCGGCAAGATGTCGACGGTTCAAAAGGGCCGCCTGAGAAAAACGCAACTATTCGAAAAGGATCCCCAGCAATTTGTCGATATCCTGAAAAGTGAAATAAAAAAGGCCGTCGTTTGGAGCGCGTCGCAAGGCTATAGATTGAGCGTGCGCCTGAACGGTACCAGCGACGTTGCGTGGGAAAAGTATGGGATAATTGACGCGTTGCCGACGGTTCCTTTTTACGATTATAGCAAGGGATCCCACAGGATAGAAAAATATCTAAGCGGCAACCTTCCCGAAAATTACAGCCTGACGTTTTCCCGCGACGAATCAAACGGTGCAAAGGCGGCGCAATTGGCGAGCCGCGGCGCGAACGTTGCCGCTGTGTTTCGAAATAGGTTGCCGGATGAGTGGCAAGGCGCTCCCGTTTTAGACGGTGACAAGAATGATTTGCGTTTTTTGGATCCAGCCGGGCACGTTGTCGGTCTATTAGCTAAAGGCACGGCAAAAAAAGATACCAGCGGTTTTATTCTTAACTAATAACCAAGCAAAATATAAGAAAATGAAAAAAGATAAAGTAGACTCTTGCGGCTTCCCTATTCGTTCCCGGCAAGAAAAGATAGTCACAGCCGCCGTTGCAATTATAGGCGGGATCTTATGGCTTGTAATTTGTTTCTTAATGCTTAGCGCTGGATCCCGTTCACTCTAACCTCGCCGCGTTTTAAACGCCGCCTTAATCGCCGCCTTCGGGCGGCTTTTTTGTGCCTAGATTTAGCGGCGGCTTTTAACGCGTTTTAAACGGCGGCAAAGGCTGGCCTTAGTTAGTATACACGGAAAGATTAAAACGCGTTTTAAGGCGGCTTTACGGCGAGGAAACGGCGCGTTTTAGGCGGCGGTCTTTATCGCGTTTTAAGGCGAGCCAAAAAAACACCGATAAAGGTAAAGATAAAGGCGCCGCGTTGCCGCCGCTTGGATCCCGTTGCAATCGGATACGATATCCGCTGTGTGCCGTTGAATATCAACGACTTACGACACAGATTGAGGCCACCCCCACCCCATTCGCTAGTTTTTAAGGGGGTCAAGGGGGGATTCCGCAACCCACACGCTAGTATAACCCCCTCAGATTTTTGTACCAAAACCTTTTGGACGCGCCCATAACGCGCCTAAAGCTCGCCTAAACCGCTCCTAAAGCGTCGTTTACAACGCCCTTACGACGTCGCTCGTATCACGATCTCTATCAGCATGAACGCAACGTCCATAATCGCGTCTCTTTCGAGGAAGAACATCCCTAACGCGATCATCCACCGCCATTCGTGCTGGCAGTTACTCACTGTTTTCTAGGCGCTTGAACCTCATATCATCAACGATAGCTTTAAACTTTTCCAGCTCTCGCTCATAGAAGTCCAGCCTCATGTTCTGTTCACTGTCGTCAGGTAATGCGCCCATAGTTCCGCGAGGCCACTGTACCCTAAATTCGCTGTTTAAATGGATGTCGTCTTTAAGGCGTACTATTTCGAGTTCAAGGGCGGAGATCCTGTTTACGATGACACTATATGACCACACCGCCGTAATGATTCCTACGACGAGTTTGGCGGCGAAAGTGGCGTTCGCTTTTATCTGTGTGTTCTCATCAAGTTTCACAAGCTTCGTCCTCCATGTCGTCGTCGGCTATGAACTCAACATCATCACCTTCAATCAGATAGTCCATCTTTACGATCTCAAGTGTGCCTACGATTGTAGCGTGATTAAGGTCATATTCGGCTCTGAAACGATTTACAACGTTTTGTAACTCGAATAAAAATGCATCTGTTTGTTCGTTGATATTCATAGACTTATGGCACAGTTAAAAAGTTAAGGATTGACATTTTGAAAACTCGATTAAAATAGAGTATATAGCGATAGCGTATTATACGAGTTTGCTTCGCGGTTATGACCGACGATTATAACTTCCGTTATGACTAACATTTGATTTAAATCTAAAGTTATAAGTCGTCATCGTCAAAGCTTCGTTTATAACGACCTTTAAATTTCGATTATTACTAATAGACTTACAATCTTTGAATAAATCAAAGCTTACCTAAGTGTTCGTAATAAGCTCGTTTTAAACGCGTTTATAACTAGAACCACACTAACGAAGACTTAGATTTGTTGACTCCGAAGGTACTATTAACGAAGCTTTCAAGTTCTTCATTAAGGAGTTCTTCTCTTCGGTCTTTCATTTTCGTGTCAGCGTTAGCCGACATTTGTTGTACCCAATAAGCTACAGCCATAGCTAAGGCGTCTAAGCGGTCGTCTTGAAGGATAGATCCTTTCTCCGCTGTAAGGCGTGATAGCTGGTACATAAGTGAATATCGTGTTTGAATTTCGATAGGATATGACGCTAGGCTTTGATAATCGTGTTTAATAACGGTGGGATCAACGACGAGTTTATGGGCGTTTAAGACGGGTTCTAGCGTGTCTATCATCCGTCTTTCCTTCTGAATATTGTGTCTTACTTCACTAAGTGTAACGGGATAAACGGAGGTAATAACAGGTTTAAAAAGCTCGGTGAACATACCATCGCCCATATTGGACTCAATAATGATTTCGTTGACCTTGTAGCGTTTTGCTACACGAGCTAGTTCATTAAGGACGTTCTCACCGTATCCGCCTTTAATGCCGTTACAAGCGTGTACAAACAGGAACCCATTCAGCATCTTAACGACGCTATAGGCGGTTTCATCGCGACCACGACCCGATGGGTCAATCGCCATAACGGAGCCTGTGTACTCGACCATATCTCCTAGTGTTTGGAATGGACGGTAGAACCTATCGCCGTTAAAACCGACGTTTGGAAGGTCGCCTATAGCGAGGTCAGGGGACGAAGCCCACACATACTTTTCATGTGCCACATCGTTATCGAGGTCATGTACGATTAGATCGTTGATCTTTAACGGGTAGCGATCAGCGTCGCTTAGGCGGGGATTCAGGAGGAACTGTAACGAGTACCCGGATCTTCCGTATGAGAGCTTTCGTTCTTCAAGGTCGATGTCAGAGAACCGTAAAGGCTCGGTTGATTTCCCGATATTATCGTCGGTTGTATTCTCGTCTATAAACGGGGCAATAGCGCCGTCGTAGATGGTTGTGTTCTTTTTGGAACCGACATACTCCGAAGGCCAAATACGAATGGCGTATCCACGCTCTCTTAGTTTGTTGTAGATGGAGTCTTCGCATTGAGGTGTCCCTAGGAATAGAATACGGGAGGTATCTAGCGGTTTAACGATAGCATCAAACTCTTTTACTTGGTCAGATAGTTTATCACGCATTCCTTGGGTAGCTGAGTTGTTCGCCACTTCCACGTCATCAGCGACGATTATATCGGCACGAGATCCCGTCAACTGCGAGGTGATACCTAACGACTTAACCGACGGTGCATGGGACGCTGGAGCGGGGCCAACATCAAATGAGATCTTAGAGAAGCGTTGCCCGTCTCGTGGCTTTAGACCCTCCAATACGGGGATTTCATGGATCAACCTAAGCGTGAAGGTACTGAAGTCATCAGAACGCGTTTTAGACGCCGATACGACGAGTATATTCTTAGATGGATCTAGGAGTAGTTGGTGGACGACATAGGCGGAACAGATCCACGATTTACCCACGCCTCGGAACGCCATGACGATTGCTCGCTTTGGGCCGTATTGTAGGTAGTTTGCAATGTCGTACTGAAGCGGTGTAGGGTCAGGTAGACCTAGGTGCTTCCAACAAACGAACAAGAAGTTTCGGAAGTCCCGAAGCTCCGCTGGAACCTCGTTCATTATTTCGACTGTCTAAGGGCTTCTTGTGTGTGTGAGGACTCGTCAAAAGGGAGTACATCAGCGAGTTTACCAAGCGGTGAAGACTTCTCGGTTACGCTGATAATATCGTTGTCCTTTAGGAATTGCCTAGCTCCGTTTAAAATCGCCGCATTAGGATCGTCAAGATCCATATCGGATATAACTTTACGGTAGGTGTCGGCAAGTAAGACCTGAAGTTCTTCTAGTTGTTCGCGTTTCTTCATAGTTATGGTGCGGATGTTTTATATGGGTGTGAAGATGGTAGGTCTGCTGTCAGCCCCCACTTGTGTGCTAGGTAACCTTCGATCTTATCGGAGTTTGCTTGTGTTACATCTTCCGTAAATATTACCTCGCCCCAATCAGAGTCTGCGTTGTTCTGATAATCGTTCAGTCTTACTGACATAGCACCCATTGTGGATAGTCCTGACTGAGTAACATTGGTGTTATAATTTGTAGCATTTAAAGCTAAGGTTGCGCGAGTGTTAGGAATATCCATTTCAGCAGATAACATTACCCATTGGTTCAACAAGTTTGTAGAGTTACCTGTCATGTTTGTACCCGGATTCATGTACCAATCACCTGAGAATACACCAGCACCACTCATGTTAAACATGATCATCTGTAGTGTTGGATTACTCTTAGTGAATGTTACGAGTGCATCGTGATTATCAGACGCTGTAACCTTGACCACAAAGAACCATTTATGAACAGCAGTTGAACTAAACCCTACACTTGTGTATGAAGTCGCATCTGAGTTGTTATCAAACCTAAGTATATTCTTGTTGTTCTGTGCTGTATTAACCGCTGTGAGTGTGCTACCCGATTGAGCGTTAAAGGTGTAGTTATTACCTGACTTATCTGCAATCTGTGTGACATTTCCAGCACTAGAAGTAAAGGTAGTCTGATCGTCCATATCGAGCCACAAACGAGTAGTAATCGATGATGGATCCCAAGCGGCGTTTGTAGAACCGCTGATAGCGAGTTGCATCTCATCAGCAAATGCCTCACCTATATCAAACATATCATTTACGCCATTACTGTTAGTGTCAGAACTTCCTTCTGCGGCTCGCCCTACATGGTTTTGAGAAGCACTATGTCCGTAGGTTGCGGAATCCACGATCCCAACATATGCATCTGCATTAGCAACAGGAGTTAGGTCTGTGCCGTATCCTATTTTTGTTATGACTACAGGGAATTGAGATGTGTTAGATACTCCGTATGAATTACCTAGTACCGTGCGTACTGCTGCTATAAATGTATTAAGACCACTAACTGAAGCACCGCTCTCTCCTTGCCACCATATCATACCTTTGAAGTTCCAAGAGTATCCAGCGTTGGTTAGCTTAGTGGTAGCATCGGATAGTGCGGAAAGTAATCCTCGATAGCAGTCACCTTCGTTTGTGCCTGTGGCGGTGGTATCCCAATCGGAAAGAGATGTGCCAGCATTAAGGGTCGAAGCACCTACAGCGTATTTAATAATACCTATAGGTTGTGTAGTAAGATTGATTGCGTTTGCTCGACTAACAAAACCAAGCTCAGGTCCAAAGTTAGGTGAGTTGACTAAGTTATTACTATCTCCCCTGGTACTACCAGCCACTAGAGATGTCGCCCAAGATGAGTAGTTCTGTGTGGATTCAGCGTTAGAAGTGCTGTCATGCCAAGAGGTATAGAACAAACCGTCCTGTGTAGCTTGTGCAGAAGTTAAATCAGACACATCAGCGTGACCGTGTGCATTTGATTGACCCGCTAATATAAACAGATCGATTGTTTGATTTACGATTTCAGAGTTATCAAAAGTGCGATACCAACTACCGTTATAGAAGTAGGACATTGTAGGAGTACCACCTATTGTACCGTCTGTGACTAGAGCGTTTGTTCCTGCTGTAGCGTTAAGTGGTAGGTTAGCTTTCGTGTAGGTATTAATTGATACCCCGTCTACACCATCCGCACCCGCTGGTCCCTGAGCACCTTGTGGTCCTTGAAACTGTGATAAAGAGTTCCACGCAGTTGTACCGTTACCTACCTTTAATATTTGATTGGTGGTGTCAAAGCCTGGTTCTCCCTCGGAAAGTACCGGATTCTCGCTTGACCAATTAGCTGCGGTATCCCGTCTTAAAAATATTCTTCTTACACTCATATCGATGCACTACCTCCGTTTATATCAGTAGCTTCTAAGTGTTGTACATCCGCACGACCACCGTCAACAATACCTGTAGCTGAGTTCTCCATTGTTGTTACTCTGGTATCTAGTGCCGTCATCTGTGTATCTTTACTTATCTTATCTGCTTCTAGTGTTGAAATCTTACTGTCTTGTGTTGCTTTATCCGATTGAAAGTCGCTCTTTAGTTGCTGTAAATCTGAAGCAGAGGTTAGTGCCAGCGTGCGTGATTGTGCTGATAACGGATCAACTGCTTGTACTGTTCGTCGAGGCATCTCAGCACTTCCATCTACGCAACGCTAAAGCTTTTCTTGTAGGTCTACCTTTACTGTCTTTCATCGGTCCTTTGACTCCAGACATCCGAGCACAGAAGGAACGCTTTCTAGGACCACCACCAGGTTGAGGAGCTTTCAAATTAGAACCAGTAGCACGATTGTACTTCCGTCTACCTTTAGCAGTGAGTCCACCTTTACGGGACTTCTCGCCTCTACCTATAGATAACGATACACTCACTTCTTCTTCGGAAACCCACGCTTCATATTAGCGTAAGCTTTAGCAGATATTGTAGACTTCTTCTTACTACGGCTGATGCCTAGTTTCTTTCTTCTGTTTATGTTGTAATATAATCCTTTTGGCATATCTATTTCCTCACTAATATTTCCATCATACGGTCTAACTTACCGTGAACTTCTTTAATTGCTTCCTCTACCTTGGCTATCCGGGATTCAACAGCTATATCTCTTTCCCGTTGAGCAGCTAACTCTACCTCTATCTGTGTCATTCTTTTTTCACCGAGGTCTAAGCGTTCGATCAAGCGTTTAATAATCCAACCGATAAGTGCTAAACCAACAGCTAATACGGTGTTGAGAAGTCCTGATAGAGAGTCGATCATCTTGTTTACTTAGCTACCCACCCCGTGTTACCTGTACCGCTTTCTTTAATGTATAAAGTAGTTCCAGCTCCACCATCTTGTCTGTAGTATATCGCACCAACACCTGCGACAACATTACCTTCAGGAGTTCCTGTATCAATGTTTTCGTAGTGGACACCAACATAACTCCGATCATTATTAACACCGTCCGTTCTTCTATTGTTTTTTATGTATCCCGAAGAAGGAGAAGAACCTTCATTTAATCCGTCTTGATAAATAAAGTAAGCACTAGGAGATGTACCTTTTACATTAGTAATTGAAACACCTACTACTGATTTAATACGAATCGCACCTCTTTCTGTAGCTCCTGTACCAGCATCTGTATTACAGTTATGTACATTAATATTATCTATGGTTACATTCTCACTTCTAAGAACATCAATAGCTTGGTCTTTAGTATCGTAAAAGGTTGAGTTATTTACTGTTAAATTCTTACAATCCTCAATGTCCATACCGTAACCATTTGAATTAGATTTAACAGTTACATTATTGAATTGTATATTATCAGCTTTAGAGAGTTCAATCGTATCGATGGTAGGGTTATCAACTAATACATTATCAAATTGTAAATTACTTACAGCGTGGCGTACCACAATAGTTCCAGTTGCTGGAGATGTTACAGCGTCCGCACTCTTATAAGTTAATGTATTACCTGATACGCTTTCTATTTTCCAAACACCATTATAACCTGCTTCATTAACACCATCTATGTAAACAGCGTCATTTGCTCTGAATCTATTATCAGCAGCATCAACTGCTAAAGTTACTGTCACAACACCAGCAGAAGATGTTACAGAAGTGGGAGTATATGTAAGAGTGTTTTCTGTGCGTATACAATATCCACAATCATAAGATGATATATTAGCGAACCTAGTATCGCTTTGTGGTGCGTGTAAACGAAAACCCATATTAGAACAATTCTTAGCTATACAATTATTGTATTCACTACCGTAGCTATAAGCTATTGCAAAACCACTACCAAAATTATTCCCATCCGCTACACAGTTAGAAAACTTTTGGAAGTCTCCAATAATGTAAAAACCGTTATCAGCGTTCCAATCTATTGCGTATAAACCATTAAACACACCTAAATCAGCGTTGATATAAAATCCAGTAGAGGAGCCATAACAAGCACAGTTAGTAGCTTTGACAGCTTTTGTTCCTAAATTAAAACCTCTAGGTGTACCTGGTTCTCCGTTTTGTGACCAACTTGTAGAATTAAAAACAACACAGTTATCGATTCTTATGTTGGTAGCTTCTGTGTATCCTGTTTGAGTTTCAGTAATTACAAACCCAGACCATCCATCTCTAAACAAACAATTAGTAATCGCTGAATTTACACAGTATCCTAAGTACACACCTCCGATACCTTTTAGGGTAGAGAAGTTGTACAGTGTACCGGATGCCCAAGCGTCCGCTGATGATACATCCGTAGATAAAGACCACTTAGAACTAGTATCGGGTGTTTCAGATGGCGATGAAGTATGAGTTTCTATACATTTATATATACTCCCTAAATAACTAA